AGATTATTAATGGATCAGCAACTAAAACTGGGGGTGTAGGCGCTGATTCATCAGGTTTATCAGATACTGAACTAGCAAAAAATCAGGTAGCAGCGCAAGTATTCGGCATAAACTTAAGCATGGAGCAAATGTATCCCGCGGGAACAGATATTGGTCCCGGTGATTTTGTAACAGAAGATGGCTTTACAGCAGGTGCTGATGGTGTTGATGTTATTCATCAGGGTATAGGCGCTGAGGCAAGAGTATATGCACCTGGAACAGAATTAAAAGTAGGTGATCTCGTTATAAATGGGAAAATTATAGATGGCAACGGTCAAGAAAAGTACGCACCATTTACAGTAGAGGATGCAAATTCTTCTGTATCAAGTGATGGTGCAGTTATTTCTCCAAGTGGTGGAGATGATGATGATGCATACTGTAGCTTACAAGAATTAGCCGGCTCAACGCCAGAAGAGCAATCTAGATTAGAAGGTTTGCTAGATGACTTAGACTTAGAATTAGATATTCCTGGTCTTGATATGACTTGGTGGGTGAATATTCAACAAAAAATAAATGAGTTAATGCAGCTTACGGGAAAGTTCATTGCAAAGACACAGAATTTAGTAACATTAGTAGATTTGGATCCTGATAAAGCTTGCGAGTTATTACCGGATGTTACTAAACTTATAGAAATAATGCAAAAAGTTGTAGCAGCAATTAACAAAATTAATGCTATCATGGCTAAAATTTCTAAGATAATTAAAAAAATGAAGAAGGCACTAAAACTTTTAATGTGGTTATTTGCTCCATTAAAGGCAGTGCAAGTTTTATTAATGGCACTCCAAATGATAATGGGAATTCCAGCTTTAATTGAAATGGCTGTTAAAAGTATGACCGATGCATCGAAAATATTGCCACAATTAATTTCATTATTGCAAAAAATTATCTCACAATGTGCAATGAATCGAGGAGCTGCAGCCGGCTTAAGTCAAGAAGAATGTGAGGCATTAGGCGGTGTTTATGTAGACAGACCAGTTGGAGATTTGGGATCTGCTGGTGACGCGGGCTCCGGGGATGGCTCAGGTAGCGGAGGTGGACAACCAAATTTAGACAGTAACTTAGATCCGGATCTTGGATTTGGTGATATGGGAAGCGATTATTTTCCGCCAGGTATGTCTTTAAGTCCGGGGGATGAACTTGGCAGTGGACAAGCAATAGGCCCAGGAGGCTCAGAATTAACAGCACCTGCAACAATACCATTTGATGCAAATGAAGGTGACTGGTCAGTCGGAGGAGAAGGCGGTATGGGAACATCTGACAATGCAGATTTAAATGAAGAACAAATAGACGCAATGCTAGATTCACAAATCCTTGATTTAAGTGAGTGTCTAACTGAGCTAGATGATTATACAAAAACAGCAAATTATAGTTAACAAAGGACAAAGAGGTCACAAAAAATGAAAGCAAATAAAATAATGGCACTTAAAAAGGTGATTAAAGAACTGGTAGAAAAAGAAGTTGCCAAACAAATCAACATTGTTGTTGAGGAAATGAGAAGTCCAGCACCAATATCAGAAGCTGATGCAGCAGACTACTTTACAGGGGATGAGCCATCATATCTCAAAGAAGCTACTCAGCTAACTAAGGATCCAATTTTAAATAAAATTTTAAATGAAACACAAGGTGGTATTTCTACCGGTGAAGAGTTTGAGCCATATCCTACTATGGGCGGCGGCGCAATTGAATCACCAGAGAAATTCTACCAACAAAGAGATACATTAGGATCATCACTTACCAACGAATATCCAGTGGCACCAAATGCACCAGATTTTTTAAAAAAAGCCTTTAGCGGTCATTCTGCTAAAGTAGTAAAAGCAATAGAGAGCAAACATGGCACTAGAAGTAAGTAGACTAGCAAAAAATATAGCTAATAGAAAAAACGAGCACACAGCTCAAAATAAGTTTCTTAAGACAAAGCCCAAGATTCAAGAAATGAAACAGAATGTTGATCAGGCTCAAAGAGAAGCTAAAGATTTTCATGACTATATATCACAAGCTGAAGTTGTTATGGGCGGCAGTGACGGTGGTTTATCTTCAATTCCCCTAATGGAGAAAGATTCTTTTGCACCGCTAGTTAGCGCTTTACAAGATTTATTTGATCCTAATATAACAGCAGCAGAAAAAATTATACTAGTAAGCAGTCTTGGAAATAGTTTGGAAATTGGAATTATTGCTACTAATTCAGGACAAAGATATTTAACTACAAGGGCAAGAGCAACTCAGCTTGGTGGGGCATTTCAACCAGTTACAAGTGACATGTCTTCACAATTAAGTAAAAACAGCGGTAAAGGTAAAATTATATAATGGCACTGGAAAATCCAAGAACTGCGTCATCTAGAGCAAGAGACAGGGATCCAGATTCTAAAATTGGAATAGTATTTCCAATAAGGAATTCTAAAGATGGTTTCTTTGCATCTTCATCAACTATACTTGAGCAAACAAAGACAAATTTAAAAAACTTACTTTTGACAGTCAAAGGTGAAAGACTAGGACAACCGGAATTTGGAAGCAATATTTATAATTTACTATTTGAAAATTTCTCCTCTGATTTAGAAGCAAAATTGAGCACTAGCATTAGGGATGCAATATCGACATGGTTACCCCATGTACACATTATTAATTTAATTATTGATGCACAAGAAGACAATCATTATTTAGGAATATCATTATCGTATGAAATTGAAAACAGTCACAATTCAACAGACTCAATTTCCTTACGCATAGCAAGGAACGTAGCATAAAATGGCAAGCACAAAATTACAGCCAAAACAAGTCAATTATTTAAATAAAAATTTTAATAATTTTAAATCAGACTTAGTAGAGTATGCTAAGGCATATTTCCCAAATTCATATGCTGATTTTAATGAAGCATCTCCTGGGATGATGTTTATAGAAATGGCATCATATGTTGGCGATGTTTTATCATTCTATGTTGATGAACAATTTAGAGAATCACTCCTTGCTTACGCAGAAGAAAAGAAAACAATATATGATATTGCGCAATCATATGGGTACAAGCCAACAATCTCTACACCATCAACTACAAAATTAGATTTTTTCCAAACAGTACCTGCTATTGGTACAGGTGATGGTGCAAAACCAAATTATGATTATTCCTACACAATTAATGCGGGAAGCCTTGTAGAATCTAGCCAGTATAGTAAGACTTTTAGAACTTTAGATCAAATTAATTTTGCATTTTCTAGTTCTTTAGATCCTACGACTGTTGAGATCTATGACATCAATAATAGCTCTGCTACAAAATTTCTTTTGAAAAAATCAGTAAGAGCTGTTAGTGGAACAATCGTCACAGAACAATTTCCATTTACTTCTGCGAAAGCTTATGAAAGAATCTCATTGTCTAATAAGGGTGTGTTAGAAATTATTTCTGTAACTGATTCAGATGGAAATAAGTGGCATGAAGTTGAATCACTGGCACAAGATCTAGTATTTGAAAGCATAGCTAACACTGCTACCAATGATCCTAATTTAGCTGGATATAATGACACTACACCATACTTGCTCAAACAAACCAGAACAAACAATAGATTCAAAATAAAGGTTACAATAGAGGGAAAAACACAATTACAATTTGGATCCGGGACTTCAAATTCTTCTGATGAAGAAATCATTCCAAACCCATCACAGGTTGGCAGTAGCTTTACAAATACAAATTACCTAAATAATGCAGCAGCTTTGGATCCGTCAAATTTTTTAAATACAGCTGTTTATGGATCTGCACCCTCTAATACAACACTAACTATACAATATTCTTATGGCGGAGGAATTGAAGCAAACGTACCTGCTGGATCAATAACATCTCTAGCTGGATTAAATAAAACAGTATCTGTATCAGGATTAGATAGCGGATTACTGGGAGAAACAGAGGCATCACTTGCTGTGACAAATTCTGTTCCTGCAACAGGTGGGAGAGGTGAAGAAACATTAATAGAAATAAAAGAAAATACAAAACAATATTTTCAAGCCCAAAATAGAGCCGTATCTAAAGAGGACTATGTTACAAGAATTTATAATTTACCTGCCAAGTATGGCAATATTCAAAAAGTTTATATTACTCAAGATGATCAATTGGAAGCTGGTCAGGGCATAATTCAAGATGGTATTATTGATATGTCAACATTAGAAAAACTAGGAGGAGAAGTTTCTATAGCAGAGCTTTTAGGTGAAAATGGGCGTGTAACAAATCCAATGGCACTGAATTTTTATGTCTTAGGATACGATCATAATAAAAACTTAACTCAAGTAAATGAAGCAACAAAACGAAATATAAAAACTTATCTCGGGCCGTATAGAATCTTAACAGATGCGATCAATATTAAGGATGCTTATATTATTAATTTAGGTGTTAGATTTGCGTTGTATGTCAAAAAGGGTCATAATAAAAATGAAATACTGTTGAAGTGTATACAAAAAGTTAAAGATTACTTTGATATAGATAGATGGCAAGTAAATCAGCCAATTATCTTACAAGACATTGCCTATGAAATATCATTGGTTGAAGGTGTTAACAATGTAGTTCCACCACTTGATGCTAATCCTGATAAGGATACGATTGTTATCACAAATAAATTTAAAAAAGAAAACGGCTATTCAGGAAATATTTATAATATCAAAGCAGCGACTTCTAAAGATATTCTTTATCCATCGCTTGATCCTTCTATATTTGAAGTTAGGTATCCAAATATAGACATTGTTGGCAAAGTTTTGGGAGATTATTAATGGCCCATTATTATATTTTTGCTGATAAAGACACAACGTTATTAAGAGGAAGTGATATTGATGGTACTGGAAGTCTAAAGAATCAAGGGAAAGATGAGATACTTGAAGTTGGAAAAACATTTAAAGCAGACTCTACACAATTTAATTCAATATGCAGAGCATTAATTCAATTTCCGTTAACCGAAATTTCTAAGTCTGTTGCTAATGGAGAAATAGGTACAGATGTAAAGTTTTATTTAAATCTATATGATGCGGGCGCTTCTGAAATAAAAGATCCAACAACAATATATGCTAATGCAGCATCTCAAAGTTGGTCAGAAGGAACAGGTAAATTACTTAATAATCCGCAAACAACCGATGGAGCATCGTGGAAGTATAGAACAGCTAGCACAGAGTCCATTTGGGCACCTGTTAATGCACGATTGGGCGGCACTTGGTATGAAGCTAGCTCCAGCTTATATACTTTTGATAAAAATAAATCGTTCGACCCAAGATTTGACGTAACAGGAATTGTTAATAGTTGGATAAGTGGAAGCATAAGTAACGAGGGTTTTCTAGTCAAGAGAGATAGTGGCGAAGAAACTAGCAGCACAGATTATGGGATGTATAAATTCTTTTCTTCTGATACTCATACAGTATTTCCTCCAAAACTAGAAGCTGTTTGGGATGATTCAACATGGGATACAGGATCACTAACCGCGCTTACATCCACACAAATTGATCAACTTAAAATTAATTTAGAAAATTTTAATCATGAATACAAGGTCGGGACACTAACAAAGATTAGAGTGAAAGCTAGAGAAAAATATCCTTCAAAAACTTTCTCAACAACATCAGAGTATTTGACAGTCAATACTTTGCCAAGTGCGTCATCATTTTATTCTATAGTTGATGATAAAACAGAAGATGTAATAGTTCCTTTTGATTCTGGATCTAAGATAAGTTGTGATACTGTCGGAAACTTTTTTAAGCTAAGAACAGCAGGAATACAACCTGAAAGATTCTATAGAATAGAATTCAAAATTGAGTCAGGATCAGGTATAAATAAAACAGTACAGTATTACGATGGTAAACATCAATTTAAGGTTGTAAGATAATGCCGTATTCAGATAAAGAATTAGAATCAAATGAACATTATATTTCTTTAAGTGCACGAGATGAAGTTGAATATCATCAAAAGTTTGACGAAATAGATACAGCATTTCGTAATCGTGGCGGAAAAGATTGGGATACACTTAGAAATTCTGCTAATGTAATCCAATTATTTGAAAAGATTTCTGATGGAACATCATATGATAATACAAATCAAAAACTACATGTTGAATTGTACAGAAGGAGGTACCGTACAAAAATAAAAACAAAAGATATTTTTGATAGAGATTTTAAAGAGTTTTAAACATGGCAGGCAACACAGAATATATTGATGACGACACGACACTAGCAACATCTAATGATGATGCTTCTATAGAAGTGTCAACTTCGAAGATAGATCAACTGATTATAGATTTAAATTATAGCTTAGTAGATCAAAAGCTAAATAGAGATGTAGACATACCCGAGAAAATTTACAATCTTATTAGATTACCAGATACTCTTGATTACGCACCATTTAGAGATGTTAAGTTTTACGATCAATTAAAAAATGAACAATACGATTCCTCTAAGTGGCCTGACGCGGCATTTGGTGCAAATAATGGTGACTTAATTAAAGTATGTGTGTATGGCAATGACGGTGGTCTAATCTCATCTAAATATTTTACAAATACCCAAATTGACTCGTTTACTAGTCAATTAATGCCAGGCAATCCTGCTATCATAGAGGTAAATGCAGGAAGTATATTGCGTGAGCTTGGATTTAGACGGGGCAGATTTACAGTTAAATTTGATTTTCTAAGATTGCAAGCAGGGAGCCCTTTTCCAGTATTTGTAAACGAAAATGATAAAATATTTAATGGTAACTATCAACAGAAACCTAATGAGTATTTTTATGCTTCTCAAGATGATGAAGTCTCAGGCACAATAGAGGGACAAAAATTATTTGTTAGAGAGAATAAATTTATTATAAAAAATATTTCCACAGATAGAACTGAAGTTGTACTCTCACCTGCATTTATTGATGATGAGAAATACTTAGAAGATTTTAGAACTGCAGCATATAATTGTATAAATTGGTTTTCAGATGAAGATCCATCACCAAATGCTGTATTTGGGTCCGGAAACTCTAGTCTAATTTCATTTGGCACTACAAAAAATATGCCAATGTCATTTATGAATGGCACTATCAGAATTAATAATGCTTATTTTATGGGCAAAAGATTAGTTGATGAGATTAGAGATATAGAAGAATTTGAGCCGTCGACAGATATTTTTCAATTAAATCCCAACTTACTTAATGGTAGGACAATGGATTCGTTATTTGGTTGGAGAAGCGGCGGGAATTGGCCAAATGATGGGGTGATACTTTTTAGTGGGGATGCTGTAGATTTTGATGATAAAAAAGCACTTAGAATTGAGAGTGTACTAGAGCCAAATCCATCCGGGCAGTTTGCAATTAAAGCAATATTTCAAAATCCTATAAATAATGCCTCAACATACTTGAATACCCTAAGAACAGAGGGCGGTGGTGCTTATAGCGAATCTTCCCCACTATCCTTATCATCTGCTGTACACACCAATATGTCTTTTGGAACAAGTCCATATTTTGCGCTACCTCCTGGAGTAATAGCAGAAGGATTTACAATGACGTATAGCTGTTATTTAAAAGGTGATCCGGGAGAAAAATTAAGATTTAGGGCACATGCAGAGCCATGGGGGCCAGCTGGCACAACTAAATATTCTCCGTGGTTTTTAATGACAGGCGAGTGGGAAAGAAAAAGTTTTACATTTACTCTGTCAGATACGAATTTAAGTAACAAGATGATACTTCAAACTTTATGG